GAAAGTCAAGAATGTGTCCTTGAACACGCCCTTGTTCTTGTCAGCACAGTATAGGCCTAGGCTCAATGCAACATCGATACAGTGCAGGTTAGCGTTTCCGCCAACTGGGCAACACATCGAACCAGAAACGTCAACTAAAGGCATAACGCTTGAGTCACCGATGTAGTTTGGCAGAGCCGCCCATTGAGCGTCTGCAACTACAGATTCTCCACCATGGCGAAGAGTCTTAATGACATCGTACGGGTAAACTGCTGAGGCGTTAACCTTGTCGGTACCCTTGACCAAACGAGCCTTGTAGGCTGAATATGCTTCTTGAGCGTTACGGGCAAAAGCCTTGTTATAACGAGCGCTTGCCAACGAAGGCAACTTACCGAATTCAATCGAATTCCAGTCCTTGGCACACATCTTTGTTTCAACAACATTGGTAAGGGCAACTAGGCTCTTACGATATTGCTTAGGAGTCATACCAAGGAAGTTACGGATTTCGATTGCAACGGGACCTTGACGTGGGGTCCACTTTGCGGCCAAACCGTTGCCGGCACGTAGCGCATCTCCCAAAAGGGTATATGCTAGGTGCTTGAACTTCTCAGTCTTGAAGACCAGTAAGTCGTCCCAACGGCCGAATTCGGCAACAAAAGGAAGAACCCGTTCCAAGACTTCTGGGTGCAACTTTTCCAGGTGTACCAAGATGTCACGGAAGATCTGACGTTCACCTGCGCCACCGCGCACATCACGACTCCACAGAGCGATTTTCATCGCAAGATCTGTGTCTTCCTGAAAAGCACGTTCAAAGTCTGCGGTTACAGACTTACCACGGCTGGCACCAATCTTGTAGAACAGGTCCACAAGAGCATTGCCAGAATGGGCCTTGGCCTTCATTCCATTTTCTGTGCGAGCAACTGCCGGAGTTGTCGCTACTGCTTCAGCGAATGTAGTCATCTCTTTCTCCTTTCGTAAAAATGACAGGTTGCTTTTTCTCTTTTACAATAAGATTAAATTTGCTGAACGCAACCTAAAAACTTTTTCTTAGTATTCAATTATTATAGAACAAACTAGCCATTTTGTCAATAACTAGTTTGCTCAATTTACATCGTAGGTCCGTTCCCGTTATTAAATCCTACTACACCGCCCTCGTCCTTGATACGCTTGATAACGTCTTCAAACAAGATAGGAGCAAAGTCTGGAAGTTGTTCCACACTGACATTGTGATATCTTGGATCAATCTCATCGCTGTATAAGATTTCACCGGTTCTGGCATCGACACCTCTCGCCTTCATAACTCTGTTGGCGTGTAAGTGTCCGTGTATATTACAACCAAACCTGCCCAAACTACCGCTATGAATAGGAATGTGACTTAAAATAAGTCCATTCATCACATGGTAGGCCCTCAACTCTCTAAAGTACTGTCTGTACTCGGCATCACGGAAGATGTCGTGGTTACCACGGATCAAGACCTTATCACCATTCAAACGAGCTAAAGTAGACAAAGCCTTGCGGTTGATTACAACGTCGCCTAAGAAATATATTTTATCATTGGGCTTCACACGCTCATTATAGACTTTGACAAGGTGTTCGTCCATTTCCGAGGGATCGTCCCACGGGCGCAACTTTGTAACTCCGTCGTTGCGTGTAAAACGGCAAACGCCAGCGTGTCCAAAGTGCGTATCACTTACTAAAAATACGCTGGGCATTATATGTCTCCTTTCCTCTCTCTAAATTCACGTCTTGCTTTTGCAAGAGTAAAAACCTTTTCATTATCATTTGTCCAATCTTTTGGTACAATAATTCCATTAATAGTATGCGGCTCTTTGTCATCATAAGTTAAGCCTAATACTTTCATCATCTTATGCTTGACTAATAAGTTAGGGCTGCGAAAAGCTTCTGCATCTCTAAAACCCATCATAACACCTACTTCAGCTACAGCACCACTACGGCACACTCCGGCAACGCAATGAACTACTACGTCCATGTGATTGTCTAGGGCGTGTTGTAAAAGAGCCACAAGTTGAGCAGCCTGCTCATCTGTAACCTTAAACTCTTCACTCCACTTGTCATCTTGCTCCAAATCAAGAAATTCAAATTGGTGAACTTCTTTGAATTGGTGCTTGGGTGTAGGAAACTCCATAGCCGGATCGACGATTTGGATCAGCATAGAGTTCTCTCCAGCATCAATGTGGTGACGCTTTGGAATATTCGCCAAAGCAACATTTTGGATCCACGGCATGATTCTCTCCTTTCTAATTATATTATAACATCGGTTTTGCCAGATGTCAACTTAATTAGAAAGTATTACTGGCAATCCAAATTTCTTTAAAACCTTCTTCTTGGCTAGGCTCTTCCCAACCAGCAATCATGCTAGCAATAACATGATCTGGAATCTTTTTACTAGGGCGGTTAAACAATCTACGCACAAGCTCTTTATGCTCAGGTGTTTTAAACACCACAGCAACATGCTCATAGTCGGGCAACATGTTAAACTTACGAAGTCGACTCTTAACCGTAGTCGATGTCTGATCCCAAATTATATCCCTACCCTGGCTTCGGGCAACGATGGCATCTTGACACATTAGGTTTACAGCCTCAGGCATAAACTCAGTAAAGGCCTCGCTATAGGTTTTGCTCAACGACTGGGCATATTTTTCTATGTAATGATCCGTAGACACGTAGGCACAATTCTTGGCCCAGTCTTGATTGGAAATCCATGTACTTTTACCCGAACCGGGCACTCCGACCATTTGATAGCATGTTGGCATTTTACTCTCCTATATAGTAATTATATAAGATATTTTGGTTTTTGTCAATAGAATTAGGCTACTGGGGAATAAATTTAATCTTTCGACCAACTGCCCATCCTTCTGGCACAGGGTCGGTTTTCTTAATTCTCATGCTTTTTTGTAAAGCATCATTATATATCCATCGAGTGCCAAATTGAGAGTTTTTATTACCTCTCTGTGCTAATGAGGTTTTTTCACCAATTTGACGTTTGGTTATTTCTAAATGTTTCTTATTTTTGAAACCATTAACAAACCCTTGCTCATACCGTTGTCTGGCCTTTTTACTTAATTTGTCGACATGCTCATCCCATCGACCTTGTGCCAGCAATCGTTGCTTGAGTTCATTACCATCTAAGAGGTTCTCTCCTCCGTAACCAGGTATCCCATTATGGCCGTATAGATTTTTTCCTTGATTATTAATCCAATCAAATCCACCGGTACCACCTCGACGTAAATTATATACATCTTTTCGTGAAAGAAAATCTTCATTTACAATTTCCTTTTCACGAGCATACATATCCTTCTCATCATTGAAGGTCTCAAGTATGACTTTTTGGAAGTTTTCGATCCCGTATTTTTCAATAGCGGAGCGAATAACTTTTCCGCTGCCCATATACCCGTCATTCATGTCTTGGGTTTTATGAACACCGACGTAGATTTTGTTATTAATGAGATTCTTGATCTCATACAAGTAATAGAACATAATTCATTCTCCTTACTTTATTTATACAAAATCCACTTTGTGCTCCACGGCTAGGGCTCGAACCTAGCTAGATCGTTAGATCACGGATTAACAGTCCGCTGCCACACCCGGCGGCTCCCGTGGAATTGTTCTGGCACCGTAGACGAGAATCGGACCCGCCGCAGTCTGATAGACAGTCAGATATCACCCCCAGGTGAACTCTACGGTATAAATTTGGTACCTAGTGCCGGACTCGAACCAGCATAATACAACGTGTAAGGATGTCGGTTAACCTCTCACTCCAACTAGGCATAATAATTTTGGTGGAGGATATTAATGGTGGACCGTACCAGGCTCGAACTGGTCCTCCAGGCTTGCAAAGCCCGTGTGCCCCCTACAACACCTACAGCCCATTAATATACTCTTTTATCTCTGTTATTTAACTTCTTTACCAGACAGGTCAACTTTTCCTGTCTCATATTGTTCTTTGCGTTGCTGGTATTGTTCTTCGGTCAAGGCATGCCAACCACAGCAATTGCCTGTAGGACTACGACCGCAACCACATGTACCTTTTTTCATTTGTTCAACGCTTGGACTCATTTTATTACCTTTAAAAAATTGGTCGGAGTAGCAAGATTTGAACTTGCGGTTTCTTGCTCCCAAAGCAAGCGACTTAACCGGGCTAGCCTATACTCCGAATTGTTTGGTACCTGGTGCTGGACTCGAACCAGCATAATCCATCTTGTAAGGATGGCACCTAACCTCTCGGTTCAACCAGGCAATAAATTTTGGAGCGGGTAGTCGGATTCGAACCGGCTTCATCTGCTTGGAAGGCAGAGTCCTCTCCCAGGAGAATACCCGCACTTTATTAAAACATACCTATGCTGTTTTCCTAGAAGGTAGCCTTTCCCATACTCCGACTATATCGAAGTTAGATATGCTTTAATAAAGTGTCTAGCCACTCCCACCACAGGAGCCCTAAACTGAGCTGTTACTCTGTCCATTCTATTTCTTTTTAGACGGTAGAAGCCCGCCTTTGTGATTTCTCAAGTCGCCCATATAGCGGGCCTTGCGGCAGATCCAATGCGCCGTGTCTGTTATGGTCTAGACAATTGACCCCCATTTACTAACGAGTATGGGATCCCGGGTGTTCTTATTGAAACATCTTACGTCTGTGTTGTCTACCGTTACCTTTGTTTTTATTTTTGTAAGTATCAGTTTGACTATGACAATTTGGACATAAGAATCTTAAATTATCAATATGATTATTTGTATAGTTACCATCCATATGGTCACACTCTAATCTTATTGGTTTACCATTATAGTCACTAATTCCACAAATAGAGCAATTATAACCTCTCAATTCTGACATAGCCGAAATAGCCCAATCTGGTACTCTCCTTGATAGTTCCCAACTGATTCCTTCTTCTAGCCATTTTCTTATTTTTTCATTTCTTACATGTGTATGTTGACATTGAACGCTACAAAATCTATTTGCATTAGCGTATCTAAATCTACTTTCTTTGTCACATACCAAACAATTAAATGTTTTATACATGGTATAGCACTCCTATATTGTATTTATGCTATACCATATTAAATTGGTGCCCCGGGGGTGAA